GTCTTAACCCAGCCAAGCGATTTACCACTATGAATTTCCTCACCAAAATACTTGACCAAGTCATTAGCAAATATATCCGTACTTTTAACTTTAAACTCTGCATGGCTATACCCCTCATTATAAAATTCTTGAATAGTTGATTGACTTACGGTTAGCTTATCAATGACCTCTCCTAAATTCATTAAATGCCACCTTCCCAAACTTTGCGTATATTAGTTACAGTTCCATCATCCCATCTTTCTTGGTTAAGTAATGTCATAGGTGCTGGCACAAACCCTTCTTTCCATGATTTAGTTTCTTTCATCATATTGACATAGCCTATAACTTTATCAGCTATTAAGTCAAGGTCTTTTGCTTGCCATTTTTCTAAACAACCCTTCTTATTATTTTTACGAACATTTGGATATGTATTCCAAAACTCTTCAAACCGCACAATGGGTTTTATTATCTTATCTCTATCTAATCTACTCTTATCTGTTATAGTATTTGTATAGACTTGCTCTAGACTTTCATTTCTTATTAGCCAAGTATCTAATTCCTTTACTAATTTTTCTACAAAGCTGATAGGTTTTCTAAATCTAAAAGCAATATCTGATACTTGTGGTAATTTGCCATTTGACTCACTAGCTAAACACCATAATTTGAATAAAGTTGCTTGCTTTATATCATCCATTTTCATAAAATCAGGGTCATTTAAAATATCACGACCATAACATTTAAACCACTTCATATCACTCTTATGCTTGTAATGCTGGTACTTATCCCAGTTTTTAATTCGCATCATCATCTCCGTATAAAGCCTTGTCAATCATCTCATCCCAGTTAAATAATATTTCTGAATTTAATAATGAATCATCATGGCTTATACCTCTTAAAAACCCTTGTATATAATATAAAACTTCTTTTTCACTCATAATACTCTCCTTAAAATAAACATTCTTCATAAAGTTCTGACATTGGCACAACTTTTGCTTTAGGCAAAATATGGAGCTTACAACTAGGTCTTGACTCTAAAAACCATAGAGCCGATGCCTTGTTACTAAAGGCTCTTAGCGGTTTTCCGTCAAATTCATCTAATATAATGTAACGCAATATCTCCATGGAGTAAAACACTAACATAGGTAAATTCTATATGCAAACTATTTTTTTTATAGAAAATACTTGACAAGTTATTTTAGGTCATTAAGATAACTATTGTAATTTTAACTAGGAGAGAAACATGAGTGTAAAAACAATGATAGTAGTAGCAGTAGCATTTTGGGCTTATGTATGGCTTTGCTTACAAATCATGGGTAAGTTAGCAGGTGCAATATGAGTAAATATATTATTTGCTTTATGATAATTTTTATAGCATACTTCACATGGAGAATTATATGTTAGAACATATAGCAGATATTCTTAAACGATTGAATGACGAACTTAAATTAGATAACGATAAATGGGAGAGAGAACAAAATGTCACAACAACAACATTACGACCAGGTGATGATGGAACAGCACCAACAAGAATTACAACAACAGGAGAGAAAGATGAACTATAACGAACTACGAAAAATTAATGTATCAGACCACATTGAAAAAAAGAATGGTCTATCATATCTATCATGGGCTTGGGCTGTAGACACTCTTCTACAGCAAGACCCAACAGCTTCATGGGGATATGGTGAACCTAAACAGTTTGGTGAAACACTTATGGTATTCTGCACAGTCCATGCGTTTGGTAAGTCTATGACTGCACAATTACCTGTGCTTAACTTTAGAAACCAAGCAATACCTAACCCTGACGCTATGGCAGTTAATACAGCTATGCAGCGTTGTTTAGCTAAAGCTATTGCGTTACATGGTATTGGTCTTTACATCTATAGCGGTGAGGATATTCCAGAGTCAGAACAACCAACTCTAAAGGCAGTATCTAGCAAGGATTTCCTATGATAGAACAACGCACAGATGAGTGGTTTCAGCAACGTCTAGGCAAGGTGACAGCATCCAGAATATCGGATGTTATCGCCAAGACTAAAACAGGCGTATCTACATCTCGTCAAAACTACCTTATCCAACTTGTATCAGAACGTCTTACAGGTAAGAAAGGAGATAGCTTTGTTAATCAAGCTATGCTAGATGGTATTGAAAGAGAAAGTGTTGCTAGAGAGCTTTATATGCAATCTAAAGTAGTATCTGTAACAGAAGTAGGTTTCTTTGACCATCCTGTTATTAAGAATAGTGGTGCTAGCCCAGACGGAGCTGTAAATGCAGAAGAAGAGGGTAAGTATGCAGGTCTTATAGAGATTAAATGCCCTATAGAAACAACCCATACTAATACGCTTATGAGCAAGTCAGTTCCTAGTAAATACATTCCACAAATGCAATGGCAGTTAGCTTGCACCGGTGCTAAGTGGGTAGACTTTGTAAGCTATAATCCTAACTTCCCTGAAGAACTACAGTTATTTGTAGCAAGGGTTGACAGATGTAATGATACAATAGCAAGCCTAGAAGCTGAGGTTATTAAGTTTTTAGATGAAGTAGACCAAACAATTTTAAAACTGAAGGAGTAAGTATGCAATTAGAATTAACTGTAGAAGAAGTAAACTTGGTATTGTTAGCATTATCAAAATTACCATTTGATTCTGTAAATCAATTAATACCAAAGATACAAGGGCAAGGGCAAGAACAACTTAAAACTAAACCAGAAGAAACTAAGGAGTAATATATGGCTGAGTACGATAACACGAACACATTTACATTAAACAAGAATGACAAAGGTGATAATCCTAAACGACCAGACTACCGAGGCAAGTTAAATGTAGATGGTATTGAATTTACATTATCGGGTTGGGTAAGAGAAGGTGCTAATGGTAAGTTTATTAGTGGTGCTGTAGCAATGGTTGCAACTGATGAAAGACTTAAACCTGCTGTTGAAGGTGCAGATGAGGATGTTCCTTTCTAGGAGCATCCCCATACACACTATACACACTATTTATTCATTACGTACATTGTTACTTCAAATCCAAAACGCATTTCAGTTGCTGATGGTGTTGTCCACATGGCAGTTCTCCTTTCTTCTAGATTTATAGTAGAATTATACGCTTATGTGGATTTACTAGACACAAGAAAACCATGAAAGGTCTATAATGGATATACAGTCTTTAGAAATGGATATAGTATGCTACGCTAGTGCAGCATATCACGAGGGGTCAACAAAAAATGAACGTATTGCTATTGTTAATGTTATCCGTAATCGCCTTCACTCTGGTCGTTGGGGTCATTCTGTATGTGGTGTCGTTTATTCTCATGGGCAGTTTATTGGGGTTACAGACCCTACTCACGAGCCAGTTAATGAAAAGACGTATTTGGAGACTAAACTTTTGGTACTTGATACAATTGTTTTTCATAAATTTGCAAATCCAATTGCAGATGCTATTTACTTCCATGACGACTCTATGCCGTCAAAAGCTAAATGGTACGGCAAACACAAAAAAACTAAAATAGGAAGGCTTACATTTTACTGATGAAAAAAGAACCTGTAGCATGGCTTTATGAGGAGTTTGATGTTAGGTCTGGTGACTTAAAGAAATCTTATTTATGGTCATTTCACCCTAATCAATTGTCGTATTTAAACGACTTAAAGAACACAACGCATCATATTAAGATAACACCATTATTTCTTGGTGAGCCTGTAGAGGAATATAAAGGATTATCAAGATACGATAGTAAGAAACTAACGGAGGCACATGGTGGACTCTAAACCACTTACGCAAGAAGAGATAATGAAGGCTTATAGTAAAGTATTTCCAACAAGATATGAGCCAATGACTTTAGAAAGAATGATACAATTTGTTAGAATTATAGAACAACTGCATGGAGTAAAAGATGTACACTAAACTAGATGACCAAAGACAAGCAAAGTTTGTTATAAACTATGTTGCTGAACATCCTGGTTGCAGCATTAAAGAAATTGTGCAAGAATGCGTCATTGCTAGAACACGATTGAAATACTTGGAAAGTCAAGGATATTTGATTTTGCCTAAATGGACTTATAGCAATGAATTAGATAAAAGATTTAAGAATAGAAAATATGTATCTGTAACTGTAGGAAGGGAGTATGGCAGATGGCAAGAGCAGAAAAGATATTAGATGTAATAGTATGGCTGTTGATTGTTGGTGGTATAGGTTGGTTTTTTTATGGTTGTTATCAGTTAATTGATTTATTTTTTCTAAGGGGATAAAGAATGGTTGATTTAGTGAATAGACCACCGCATTACTTGGTGGGAGGCATAGAAGCAATAGATGTAATTAAAAGTCGTTTGACTAAAGAAGAGTACATTGGGTATCTAAAAGGATGTAAGTTAAAGTATGACTTACGCTATCCATTTAAAGATAATCCACAACAAGATTTACAAAAGTCTGATTGGTATAAGAACAAGTTATTAGAGGCTACACAAGATGATGATGCAGATTATATTCCACCGGAATTAGAAGCTCAACTTCAGAGGTTTGATGATGAGTAAAATCTATTGGATATTTATTACTGTTTTAGCTGCACTAGCTATTTGGGGAACAGAAAATGCTATAGGGCAAACTACTACTATACTAGCACCTGATGGGTCTGTAACCGTCTGTCAGGTCTATAATGGCACTGTAATCTGTGTCTAATGCTATGCGTAATGCGTATGCTAGTCATACAGACTTTGGCTTTTTAAGAGGTGTAATACTAGAAAATCCAAAAGCTATGCCATCTAACATTGACATGGTTTTTGAAAGGCGTGGAAACTTTCTTATTGGAGAGTGGAAGCGTGAAGATGAGGATATATCTCTAGGTCAAAAGATACTGTTAAAAGCATTAGCAGACCAAGATAAATTTACTGTGTTAGTTATAAATGGATATAGTGACGATACTGGTACTGAGGTAGATAAGTTTTATAAGGTTACCCAGGATAAACTTGTTATTCTTGGTAATGGGATAGAAGGATTAAAAGACTATATAGATGCTTGGTATCAGTCATCTAATAATTACGTATAAAATCAATAACTTATAAAATATTTAAAAATAATGAAAAAAATGCTTGACATGTAAATATCAATTATATAAGATTTGCATATCGCCGATTTATCAATCCACTTGCAGGCGAACAAGAAATTTTGCTAAAGGAGAGTAACATGGAAACATTTAAGTATGAAGTAGTAGTAACTTTTGGTCATTTAAAGGCTTTAAAACTTTTTGTAGGTAAAAAAGATATAAGGCATTATCTTAATGGTGTTTATGTTGAGTTTAATAAATATAACACTATCTTTGTTGCAACTGATGGTCATAGACTATTAAGTGCAGCTATCTATAATCGTGAAACGCAACATGGTAGAGATACTATTGGAGCTATTATTCCGATTGAAACTATTGAATCTTTATTAAAAGTTAAACCACGAGTTGATGTGGGTTTAATAACTTTAACTGTTGAAGATAAAATAGTTAAGAAAATTGATGTTATTAGTGATGCAGTCAAATTAGAAACATTACCAATTCAGGCAACGTACCCTGACTTTAGAAGAGTATTTCCAGAGTCAGTATCTAATGAACCTGGTAATTATGACTTTACATATCTTAATGACTTTAATAAGGCTGCTGAGTATATATCTGGCATTAAATTTAAG